ATGTTGATGTAACTCTATTCCCAAGCGTTAATGTTTTTCCACTTATAGAGTCTCTAATTTTATAACTTTCAACACCATTTCCAAAAGCATAACAATTAAAAAACCCAGTGTCTATTATTGCTGGTTGAGCTGTTGTAAGATTTTGACTTTGTACGTTTCCAGTATGAGCTCCATCAGCTCCTATGGATAAAGAAAGATTGTTTTCATACCATAAATCAGGTAGCGCATCTGAGGGAATTGTTTCAAAAGCAATAGTACTTGAAAATCTTATTACCTCTATATTTACATTTACAGTTGCTCTTCTCTCCTTATATATTGAAGCACTAGCGCAAGCGTCAGGACCGGTTACCATTAAAAACTTTTGTCCTGTAGAAGTGTTTTCGTAAAATTGATAGTAATTGGTTAAATCAGATGTTTGAATATCAGATATTGTAGGGTCAGAAGTTCCTGTAACTAATGTTGAAAGGTACACATTTGTATATCCTTCAGGACTAGTAATGCTATCATCTACAAGAAAAGTCGCAATATTATCTCCATCCCACCAAGATTTAAAATCTGTATAAGTTTCAGTAGAAACAAACTCAGCGTTAAATATATTCGAACGAGATGGACAACTACCTCTACCAGTTCTTGTTTGAGATATTTCAATTTTAATTCTACTACCCGCAGGTATGGTATAGTCTATATAAGAAGTAGCTAATGTTCCTGATGGATTTGTAATATTTACAGGATAGTTTACTAATGGATTTTCATATCTTGCATCAACAGTATCTTCACGAGGGCCTGGAATTACAAACGGACCTCCAGTGCTAGTGTCTGTTACTATAGAAAAGTTATTGGGATTTAGTTTCATGTATGGTCCGGAAGGAACAAATACATTTATTGGATTATTATCCGAGTCAGTTTCACCTGTAGGTATAATTAAAAACCCTTCCTCTTGCACTTCTTTCTCTAAAACAGTAGTATATATACAGCTTTGAGTAGGACCATTAATGTCTGACTTTACTATAAGCCTATCCCCATCTTCAACCTTTGCCGCATTTTCACCTTCTAATAAAAAATAGGCAGCGTTACTTCCTGGGTCTTCAAAATATATATTGCTATATATACTCTCGTAATTTTCCTCATCCGGCTTGATAACAAACTTATATCTAGTAGCCCAAGATGGAGCTCTCTGTGTAGTCGGTATAGTGACTTGTATTGAGTTTTTTGTTGCCGAGTTAGCACAAGGTATCTGAACGGTATTATTCGGGCTTACAAGGGCTGTAGATGAACGATTAAATTCATCCATATATACAATACCAATTTCATATCCTCGATTACTATGAAGGCTTGATGGGTTTGATATTTTCTGATAAAACGCTTCCGCAAAATTTATAGAGTAATATTCATAAACATTGGTAATAAAAAATGGATTGTTTATATCTGGGACATAAGCCATAGCCAAAACCTGGATTCCTATTTGAGTGCTTCCGGGTGTAGATATAATTGATAAAGCTTGATTAGCAGAAATGATACCACTTTGATACTTAGTTAAAGAATCTAAATTTTGAGGCAGAGCACAATTAAGTTGGTCTGTAAATGTTGTTCCGCTACATGAGTTTGCAACAGTTTGAATATTAGAAGCGCTACCTATTCGTTGTATAAAATCATCACTCGTTGCCAATTCATAAACAGAGCCGTATGAGGTAGGGAGTACATAAGTAAAAGCTAAATCCACATCTGTTGTAGTCTCTGTAGGGAAAGGAGTTGTACCTCCATAAGGACGAGCAAACTGATTATGTTCTATTTTTAAATCTAAAGTTATTGCAGACCCAGCAATTAATTCAGAATCAGCTAAATCAAAATACACCACAGAATTAGGGACATTAACGGCTGTTGAGTTCAAATCTGGTATTAAATAATTTCCAGATTGTGTAGAGTTTTCTAAAACCGTATTACCTATTTCTTCGGCAACTAAATTACTTGAGTAATTAAACTTTACAGGAGAGTTATTTGAATCAACTAAATCATATCCATCCACATAGTTTCCGTATATAAGCCTGTTGCCCATTACTGTTTGAGCTTTAGCCAGTAAAGGAACATTATCATAAAGCCTTAGTATTTCAGACTCAGGAAGAACGGTAAATATTTTACTATTACTAAAGGTATAGGTGTAATTCTGATTATCAGAGTATCCTAAATTATTCTTGTTTAATTTTTCAATAACTTTTATTGTAGAGGTGTTGGACTCTTTAAACAATAAATCTATTCCAACCACAAGAGAACCTCCAGAGTTAAATGTAATAACAGAGGCATTCGTGGAGTTGGTCATCCCCTCGTTTAAATAGCTATTAAAACTAAAATCAAAAGGTTTAGGAATAAACGAAGGCTCACTAAATTGCGATGTAGCTGAGTATTCGCCATCAGCATATTTATACCTGTATGCAAAGCTTATGAACCGTTCCTCTAAAAACTTATCTTCTCCAGCCGTAGTTATTGACTGTATAATAGGAGCGCTTACCGGTGGTTTTTTTATAACCAGTATAGATTCTGCAGAAAATTGGTCTAAATATGAAGCCATCCTTATGTATTAATTGTGTATGTTACATTATTAGTTAATGTTAATCCTGTAAGAGTAACCTCTCCAACCGACTCCGGATAAATGATTGCTCCATCTCCATCAGTATAAGGTAATAACTGAGGAGAGTAGCTTACACTCCACGTTCCGCTAGTGCCATTACTTCCGGTTATTGTTCCGCTTAAACTCCCTGTCCCAGGATTACCAACACCTGAAACATTTATAAGCCCAATTGATACTTTACTAACACTTGCATCGAAGCTAAATTGTGCTAACGCTAATGTACTAACATTTCCTGCTCCTTGAATAGCAAACCCTTTTGTGGTAGGAAAAGAACCAGATTGATAACAATCTACTCCAGGCAAAGGTATTTGAGTTGTTGTAGGACTAACTCCACCTCCATACGCAGGGATACTTGTAGGGCATCCGGCCAATGTAGCTGTATGGTATCCAGTAAAAACAGTTCCCCCTATATTACTTTGCCCAGCCAAAAACTTCCAACCATTAGAAAAAACAGGACCTGGGCTAGGAGTCGGAGTCGGCGTTGGGGTCGGCGTTGGAGTAGGGTTAATATTTATAGGATTCGGATAATTTTTATTTATATTAATAAATCTAGGTGGATTATAATTATCTGTAAAAAATAATAAATCACCTATTCTATCTACACCAGTAATTAAATAAGATGAGTTAAAGTTTAATGTTGTGTTTACTTTTAAACCATTGTCAATGCTAATTACATGATATATGGTGTCGTCTGTTTTTACATTATAAGAAACAATTAAATCAAGCTTGCCAGTATCTCCTTCAGAAAAAGAAGGGTCGTGAACAAACCAGTATATAACATTATTAGAACCGTCCTCATAAGCTCCAATACATCTGGCGCTAGAACTTAAAGGCATACCATCTAAAAACTGTAATGAAGTAAGTTTAGAGTTACCTTTAGAATTTTCAACAGAACCAATCTCAGAAGCCTCTGTAGAACCTAGCCTTACGTTTAAAGCATCTACATATTCTCCATTAGGAATAAGCCTTTCATCAAGGCTTTTATTCATACGTCCTGCAATAAAATTTCTTTGAATGTTTGCCATTTTATTTTATCCACTTATTCTGACCTCGTAGATTCATTAGTAATCTACCCGGATGAATATTACTTAATCTTATTTTTGCGTTTCTTAAAAGAGAAGACTTGTCTTTTCTAGCTCTGTTTACTACATATTCCTGAACATTAAACTTGCTGTTTAATATCTCGTACTTGATAGCAGCATAAATGTATTCTTCAAAAAGTTTATTTACAGTAACTAAGGAATCATTTCCGCCTTCCATACCATCAGAAATATATTCTAAAACACAATTTTCATTAAGCATTGTGGAATCAAAATTAATAACTCCAGCTTTTTTGTCTATTCTGTAAGTAGGGTTTGCATTTGCTGTCTCAGTATTTAAACCATAACGTGCGCCGATACTATAATCAGAATACCAATTAGCTTCAGAGTTTTCAGAAGCATCGTCTTGTGCATTATTTTGATTTAAATATATACTATTTTGCTGACCGCTTTTTCTTTCAGTGTCTAAAGTAGATGCGTCTGTAACTACCGTGCCGTCAACATTAAAACTCAATGTTCCTGTATTACTTTGTAAATACGATACTGCTGAATTAACTTGTATATTTTCATTAAGAGGTCTAAGCCACCCATCTTTATAGAGAGACAATCTAACCCAATTAACATAATCAGATGGTAACACAAAAGTTAAGTTGTCATATACAGTTAGCTCTAGCGCTTTTATTTCTTTAAATGCATCATAATTTAGCTCCTGTATTGCTCGCTTAGCGTGAAACAATATCTTATACCTTTCTTCATTATTAACTAAAGAATGATTTCCGGTGTACATTAACTGAAAGTTATTTACTATATCCTCTAAGCTAACGTACTGATAAGAACCCCAATTTGCATCGGTAGGAGCAGCTCCTGCATTTTCGTAATATTGATATTGTGATAAATATGCCATACTATTGTTCTTGGTTTTCTTGTTGTTCTATAGATTGACCAAACTGCACTGTGGCTATCTCTCTAATGGACATACCTGAGTATTGTAATATTCTAGCCACTAAGTTATTTACATCATCTGGAGGCAATTCAAAATCTTGATAATCAGATTGAGACTGGTCAAATATAGGCTCTCCTCCCGTTAATGATACATAAGTCCACTTAGGGTCTTTAGGGTATCTTATATACTGCGATACCACTCTTCCTATTTCGTTTAGTGAATCAGGGTGTAGTGTTAATATATTTCCTTGTTGAGTGTAAGCAGGGAAAGTAATGTTAGGAGCAGTAAGCATAGACTTATTAAGCATAGTTATTTTACTATGATTTACTTGCTCTGCTTCATTTTTTAAATCAGATTTCTTGTAAATAGAATATGAAACATTGGCAGTAACTAAAGATGCCACACTAACAACTAGAGTAGTTTGATTGGTTATAGAGACAACACTTAAATTAGTCACCACTGAATTAGCTAGAACTACCGATACCACATCTCCAACAGATACTCCGTCAGACTGAAATGTTGCGGATGAATCTATTAATTCTGTATTACCTCCTCCAGTAGATGTAGTAACTCCTGAAGAAGTTACGGTACTATAAATTAATATTTTATTTAATAAATAATAGTCTGAACCTGTAGTAGCTGGTGTAGGAACTACATATTCATTTAATATGTTTTTAGATAAACTGGCTGTAATTGAAAAAGTATCTATTACCTCTTCGTATCCTTTTTTTATATCAGCATATCCGCTTCCTGATACCCTTCCATTCTCTTTATTAATCTGATTATTATATGCTATAAAATATTCATCAAAAATATCTAACTGTGCTTGTTTTGCAAACAAATTAAAATCTGATGGAGATATATAGCCGTAATTATTCTTATTAAGTATAGCAAGAACTGTATTTCTAACAGCATTTATCATCGCTTTCTTTTTTACAAAGATAAGCAAAAAAAAAGAGGTCAATTATTTTTGACCTCTCTTAGCAATCACTAATCTTCTAGTAATTTTTCTAACATTTTTAAAGACTCTATTCCGTCATCACTCTGTAAATATGACGATACAATATACATAGGGTCTTCTCCAAAGGGCACGGTCAACATCTTCTTTTTGTTTGATGATGTATTAAACCATACTTCTTTTTGTTTGTTCCTAAACGATAGCAATCCTTTATCAAAAAACAACTGCACATTAGACTGTAGTTTTAACATAGGGTCATTAATCATCTTTAAGAACGTATGAGGGTCGCGCTTAACAAAGATTAATATATCTCTACGAAGCTCTGCCGTGCTCATTTGCTCTGTATTTCTTCCCAGCAAAACTCTTGATATGGTTTCAACCTGGTCTACAGAAAGCTTTCTAGCTTCAATAAGAGCATCTGCTTCTATGTTTAATTGTTCAATCTCTGCCGCTGCATCTTTTTCTTCATTCACTTCAACAAACTTTTTACCATTCAATGGGTGATAGTATAAAAACTCTTGCAGTACAGGATTGTTTTTTGGAACTGATAAGAAACCATCTACAAAGTCAATAGGTTCTCTAACTACTTGTCCATCTTGCTCATCTTCAAAACAAGACCTTTGGTTAGGAGAATATCTCAACACTCGGTTGATTCCTTTGTCTTCGTCAAAATGTAATAAGGGTTGTCTTCTTGAGCCGCCTGAAGGTAATAAAAAAGATATTGGGGCTCTATCTCTAGTAAGTTTGTAGACCTTGTCTACTAATGCATTTTTT